ACCTCCTAATAGCCCAGCGCCTCTTTGCGCAGGCGACGGTACAGCTCTACGTTTTGCTGGTACAACTCCTGTTTTTCGCGAGCCGATAGCGTATTCCAGGAGAGATTTTTCTCTGCCGGCTCCTGGGAAGGCTCGGGGAGTATCCGAGGAGCCACCTGCAAAAATGCCTCGAGCGCTTCAACGCTTTGCTTCTCAGCCCAGGCCAGCATCGCCGGGGTGAGTTTGCCCTCCCGTTTGCCCTGCTCGAGCAGAGAGCGCTTACGCTCGTTCACGCGTTCGGCCTCCAGGGCGGCCAGGCGCTCCTGAACACGGGGCAGCTCCTCGGCGGCAGAGCGCCATGCCTGTACCACGGCCAGCGCCTCGTCGGCGCTGGTGCGCCCGGTGAGCGCGGTCAACTGCCGCTCGAGGCCAGCCAGCCGGGTAATCGCGGCCTCAGCCTCGGCCTCGATAGCGCCGTCTCTCAACCCTAACATCCGCAAGATTTTCTGCATGCTGTTCCTCCTTGCTACTAATGGTTGCATCCGCTTAGTGGCCGGTATGTTGGTGAGCGCCAGATTGATCAGCTCCACAATCCGGCCTTCTTTGTCGGTGTAAAACGCCGGGCTGAAGTAGCGATACTCGCGGGACGCGAGTAACGCCTGAGCCCGCTCAGTCCACTCCACGTTGATCGCCCATAGGCCATCCTCCCGCAGCTCGAGGTCGAACCAGCCCGCCGCTGGAACCGGGCCATTGCTCACGGGCTCGAGCGCCTGATGCTCATAGTCAATCGAGAGCCGGTTGCCGTACTCCTGCCAGCGCTTGAGCACGCTCGTCGCGGCCTCGGAGTCGAACAGGAACACGCCCTGGGTGGTCTCCACCTGGCCGAAGGGGAAAATACGAAACTCCCTAGGGGGGACACCCTGGGGTAGCTCGAGGGTCAGTTTGTGCCGTTGCATAGATTATCCCCAGGCTTGCGCCTGGGGCTCCTTGGGTAGAGTTTTCCTACTCTAGCGTTAGCTTAGCACAAAATGGAGCCTGCTCCAAGGGGCGTGGTATACTACAGGTACAACCCACCGGGGTGGGCCTGGGTTCCCGATACCTCGGTGCAGGACGCAGCGGTCTTCCAGGAGCCGGCTGCCAGCTATTTTGGGAAGCGCAAAAAGCCTTGTCGTTGCTTAATGCAAGCCCTAGAAAACCGCCCCCTTTTCGGTCATCTTCCGGGCCCACTCTTCCTGCTCGGGAGTGGGGCTGGAGTAGAGGAGCTTGCCGCCAAACCATTTGACAAAGCCCCTGGCAAGGTTGGCCCCATACCAAGAGTAAGCGTCACAACCGACCCTGCAGACAAGGTCAAGCGCCTTTTCCAGATGGGCCCTCCACCACTCCTCATCCCCCTTTTCCTCCAGTGGAAGGGCCAAAACCTCCACCTTCCCATCAGAGTAGCCCACGCGGAAGACCACGCCGTGGTAGTCCACGTAGGCGTATCCGGGCTCGTAGGTCATGGCCGACCTCCAGTCCATTCTAACACCTGGCGGAAGTGGTCCGGGTCGCCCTTAGAAATGCTGAGGGTGTCCGTAAGCAGATACTCTATCCCTACAGATACTAGCTCTGTAGCAATGATGGTACCCTTCAACGTGTAGAACTTCCCGGCGTAGGGCGTGACGAAGGGCGGCACTCCCAGGTACGCCATCTCTCCACGATACTCCGGCCCCATTACGTCACCTAAATCTACCAGCCGCCCTCCACTTCGGTGAAGCAGGTAGGCCCTGGTGCGCTCTATGAAGCCTTCTCTGCCCTCCAACCAGTGCCCCATCTCGTGAACAAAATCGCGAATGAGCCTAGAAGGGTTTTCCAAAACCCGCGATGACAGGTACACGGTTCCTAACCGGTAGTAGCTCCGCGCCTCCTTTTTATCCACTGCAATCCGAACTTTTCCCGTTTGCCCGGTCACCATATAAAACTCCCGCAGCGTGGCGGTTATTATCTCCCGGTAAGGCTTCAGGGCAGGCGACAAATCCACCTCAATGCCGGGCCCAGTGATAGCATCTCGTCGGTAAAAAAGCCTGCGCCCCCAGACTTCGGCCTGCTTCCAGTGGTCTATGCGCTCCAGGAGCGCCAGTTTTCGTGTGACGGCTTCTTTGATGGGTATCTGTCCCGCCTCAAGCAGCCGGTTCAGCTCGTCATACTCCTTCTTGAGCTCCTCCACCGCCTTCTGCGCCTTTTCCACCAGAGCCAGGTAGCTCTTCCTAATCTGCTCCGGGTCTCCGTAGGGGCGTCCCTTGAAGGCGGCGAGGAGTTCCAGGGGGTAGTCCTCAGGCTCGGGGCTCCATTCCCAGGATTCGGGGGCCGAGCCAAACCCGTTTTGGGGCGGAATCGCAGCGGGCTTGCCTATCGTGCGCCGGCTGGCCTCGGCCTCGGTGAGGGGTCTTACCCCACTGCGGCAGTTGAAGTGCAGGGGGGGCCAGTTGCTGGCCCACCATGGGTCATTGGCGCGCAGAACAGTGCCGTTCCGCGCCCGACATATCTCCGTGGTGCGGCTGTCCAGCACGGCGTCATACATGAGGTAGGGGTGGGTTTTCTGCACCTCGGGGTCCTGGAGCTGGGCCCAGCGCCCCGACTGGTAGGCCATCTGGACATTGGTGCGGAAAATGGTCTCCACCCGCTGGCCGTTTCTCCTCCCCCAGGCCGCCTCCAGCCGGTTGCGGATGCCATCGGCCCACTCGCGGTAGGGGGTGCCATCCTCAAGCGCTTTGGTCAAGGACTCCCACACCTCGGCCACCACGTCCAAAAGGGCCACCCCGCTTACGGTAAACGCTTTGCGCCGGACTTGGGCGGTGAGGGTGTCCCACTCCTCCCGCGTGAGGGGCACCCGGGCCTGGAACCAGGCGATGGCCTCCTCGGGCCGGGTGAGGTCAGCGCTAACCCGCCACATCCCGCACCACCGCGTACCGCCCCGCTAACTCCGAAAGGAGAAAGGCAGCCTCCATGAGGCCAGCCAGCTCGGTTGGATCGGCTTCGGGGACAAGGGCTATGAGCCGCCGGCGCAGGGCCTCGTAGTCCCCAGCTTCCTCTACAGCCTGGAGGACGACATCCAGTTGCTTGCGCAGGAGGGGCACCGCCGCCTTGATGGCCTCGTCCGCCACCTGGTCAACGTAAAGCTGGCCCTGGACGAAACCGCTGGAAAGGGCCACCCGGTCCCCAGAGGCCAGGCGCACCGTTTGGGTGGAGGCCTCCTGGGCCACCGGCACCCCGTAGGCCTCCAGGATGGCCCGGAGGTCCACCGGCGCTCCGGCCTGGGTAAGCCCCTGAAGGGCCTGGGCCAGCTTGGCCAAGGTCTCGGCCTCCACCCGGCGGTCCTCGGGGGGCGTGGTGTCCCACCGAGGCCAGGGGGCGAGGCGGGCGGAACCCCAGTTGTACTCGGCCCACCAGCGGACGACCCCTTCCCGCAGGGAGGTGGCCAGGGACTCGGCGTCCGCCTCCAGAAGGTCCTGGCGCACCATGTTGTGCACCTGGGCGGCGGCGTAGGAGCCCCCCTGGACCTCGGTGGTGAGGTTCTGGCCCAGGACGGCCACGGCGATGGCCCGGTCTGCCCATGCAATGGCCGCCTCCCGGCCCCGCCACACCTCCCCCGAGGGCGAGAGGATGTCCATCTCGTAGCCGGGGGGGAGAACCAGCCCGGTGTCGGCCCCCATGCCGGCCAGGAGCCGGGCCAAATCCTCCCGCTCATCCTGGGCGCTCATTTCCCCAGCTTTAGCCACCCGCACTGCTCCCACCTCGTTGTCCCGGGCCCAGTACCGGGCGGCGTCCAACTTGATGAGCCAGGGTAGGGCGATAGCCCGCCACAAGCCCATCTCCCAGGGCCGCCTGGAACCATAGGGGGTGTAAAGCCACCAGGCCCCCTCCTTTAGGGGATGCTTGGTCTTCTCTCGGGTGCGCACGTACCAGCGCTCCTCCTGGGGGTCAAAGTAGAGGTACCGGGGGTGCCAGGGCTCCAAGTGGGGGAGGAGCCTCCCCGTCTCCTCGTCCTCCCGCCAGTCCAGGCGGGCCAGGCCCACCCCCAGGAGGAGCCCCCAGGCCAGAACCTGGTAGAGGGCCTCCTCGGGGGCGAAGCGGAAAAAGTCCAGCTCGAGGGCCCGGGCGATGGTCTTCCCCTCCCGGTCGTTGGGCCGCTCCACAAGGAAGGGCAGGCCTAAAAGCCCCCGCACCCGCACGCCCACCGTGGCCGCCACCCGGTCGTCCGCCAGCATGGCGCCCACCAGGTCCGCCGCCGGGAGAAGGTTCCCCCCCATGGCGGCCCGTGTGGCGTAGGCCAGGTCCACAGGAGCCCACTCCCGCCACCCCCAAGGGGAGGGCTCCCGAACGAGGTCGCTTAAGCTTCGTGGATTCTTCGCCATATCTCCTCCAGTTTGGGCCTAGCCAGGGCGTATTCCACCAGGGTAGGGCGGTCGGCGTGCAAGAAGCGGGCTAGGTCCCGGGCCTCTGGGCTGCGCTCCTTTTCGGGCAGGTGGAGCTCCAGGGCCTCTCGCAGAACCAGCCGCACGTGGTTCCAGGGATACCAGCGCCCGGCCACGCGGATCCAGTAGCTTCCGGGCCGCCCCACCACGGGCTCAAACCCCGCCCCCCGCCCGCTCCCAGGCGGTCCCGCCCGCCGCATCCGGCTCCTCAGCGCTCCGTGGAAGGCTAGGGCCCAGCGCTCGCGGGCCCTTCCGTTAGCTCGTAAGTGTAAAAGATAGCCCCGCAGCGCCTGCACCTGTACCGCCTCACCAAAACCACGTCCGGCCATATTCCCTCCAATCTTACACGACGACAGGATTTCACTTCTCCGCTCCCACACTGAGGGCAGGGCACCTTGACGTAAGGTAAGCCTTTACGGGGCATCAGACACCACCCCCACCACCCCGGAGCCCGCTCCAGCGCCCCGGCACTTTCAGAACCTGCCCAGTTCCCCTCGAGGCCCTCGCCGCGTCCAGGGCCAGAGCCAGGGCCATGACCAGGTCGTCGTGAAGCCCCTCGGGGGCGGAGTAGGCGTAGCCCCCCGAGGGCAGAGGACGGGCCTCAAAGGCCCGCAGCTCGGCCAAAAGCTCAGGGTGGGGGTAGAGGAAGAGTTCCTGGGTCTCCAGGGCCGACTGGAGGCGCCCCACCAGGTTTTCCTTAGACCTGGTGTCCCGCCCGTCGTCCCTACCCCCGGTGATGCGGATGGGCCTCACCCGCGGCCACTCGGCCCGGATACCCTCCCAGGCGGCGTCCCCCACGCCGGTGGCGTCCACGTGGGCGTAGGCCTCGTAGCGGGCCAGGATGGCCGCCACCTTCCGGGCGGTGAGGGTGTAGGAGAGCCCCCGCCACCTCTCCACGCGCACCAGCTCCAGCTGCGCCCCCAGGCGAAGGACCGCCACGGCGGTGTAGTCCTGGCTCCGGGCCAGGTCCACCCCGGCGGCGTAGCGCTCCCCCGGCCTCGGGTCCTCGGGGCCCTGGAGGAGGAAAGCGGCCTCCAGGGCGTCCTCGCTAAAGACCCGGCCCTCGGCGTCCACCCACTCGGCCAGAATCTCCTGGCGGTAGCGCTCCTGAGTCATGGTGGCGGCCATGCGGGCCAGCTCCTCCTGGGAGAGGAAGGGGTTGCGGTGGGAGGGCTCGTGGAAGTGGGCCCACGTCGGGTCGCCCAGGGTCAGGTTCCAAAGTTCATAGAAGGCGTTTCTCCCCTTCGGGGTGGACGCTATCCAGGCCGAGCCCAGGCGGTCTAAGAGGGTGGGGAGGATGGCCTCTTCCCAGACTTGTGCTAAACTAGGGGTGAAAGCGGCCTCGTCTATGATGGCGAGATTGTAGGCCCTTCCCCGCCCTGGCACGTCCTTTGAGTCCAGGGACCAGAACTCTATACGCCCCCCGGAAACGTAGCGGATGACGGGTTGGGGCCGCTCGGCGGCCCTGACCACCCCGGACCTGGTTCGGCGCAGAAGCTCCTCGTAGGCCGGGGCCAGGAGGGAGTAGATGGGGGCAAACCAGCCCACCGCCTGCCCCCGCTCCGTCGCGGCCTGGGCCGCCAGGCGGAGGAGCAACGTGGTCTTCCCCCAGCGCCTCCCGCACCGGAGGATGTTGAACCGCCTGGCAACCTCCACCACCTCCCGCTGGGCGGGGTGGAGGGGCGGAAAGACCAGGGGGATGACCCGCTTCACCCGTCCACTACCTTGAGCTCAACGCCCTCCAGGCTCACCTGCTCCACCCGCTCGGTGTAACCCCGCTCCTTGCCGATGGTCTTCAGGACGAACACGACGGCCCAGGGCTTCCCCGCCAAAGCGGCCTGGATGAGGCGGCTCTCCACATCGTCCAGAATCTCCTCCCGAACCTCCCGCAGGAGACTTTCCAGGCCGTGGCGCTGGATAGCGGCGTAGAGTCCCTGCCTGGTCACACCCAGAGCCCGCGCGGCCACGGCCAGGACGCCCCGAGAGGCCCGGAGGGCTTCCTCTACCTTCTTTTTGGTTAGCTTCTCCATGCCCTCTCCTATGTGTCAAAACACGTCAACTCCGCTCCACCTCCTCCACCACCAGCCGCACTTTGCCCGGCCGCTCGGGAAGGTTTCGTTCTGCGTACAGCTTAGCTACCTGGTAGTCGTCCTTCAAAACCCCAGCCCCCACAAGAGCATCCAAAAGAGCTTTTGTGATGTTGTCCAGATCCCGCTTGCGGCGGTCTGGCGGGTGGGCAAACACGTAGACCGTCACCTCCCCCGAGCACCGCACCCCCTGGGCCTTCAAAACCGCCCAGGCTTCTTTATGCCACCGCCGCGCCTGGGGAGAGAGGTAGCGGCCCCGGCCTCTAGCTCCCCAATAGTGGTTGATTGAAGGAGGCCAGGGCAAAAGCACATCCAGGATTTTCACGCTTCACTTCCCCTCCTCCCGCAGGACCCCCCGGCCCTCCGAGGCCCCACGGGTAGAAGGGTGCCGGACACCAGATACGGGGGTTTGCCAGCTTCCAGGGGTCGGACCCAGACGCTGGTATCCGGGCGGGTTAGGGGTACCCGGCGACCCCAATTGAGCCGGTACCTCAGGCGCACCGCACCTGTAAGGGTCGTGTTTGCATTGTAGGCAGGCAT